CATTACCCACCGAGGCTTGGTTGGCCGGAGGCATGAACAGGGACAGACCACCAGAGGACGCTGTGACGTCCATGATCCGGGCGATGTAGTCATCTGTGGCGTTGCCGTTGATCGGCCACTCCAGTTGAGTGTTGGCCGCAAGGGTGACAGAGCGGTACGAAACGTCAGTTGGCTGAATGACGTTGCCGCTAAAAACCGAATTGTAACTAGGCATTTTGAGTCCCTTCTTCAGCAAGTTTTTTGGCTTTTCTGATTACCCATGCGGCTTTATTTGCCGAACTCATGCGGAGTTTGGTTTCTTCAGATCGCTTCTTTCCGGTGTTTTTTTCAACTCGTTTTGCAACAGTTTCGTTTGACTGCTTTTGACCAAACTTAATGGCACGCATCTTTTCGCCATGGTTTTTCGGCTTCTTCAGTTTTGCCCTTGTCTCAGGGTTAGCCCATGCCTCTTTGGCTTTTTTGCTTTGAGATGCGCGATATTCTTCAGACGTCCTGATAGCCATCTGACTATCAAGATGATCTTGATTGGCCCACATGGCTTTTGCCTTGTTGGAGATTGTGCGCCTTGCTTCTTCAGAAAAAACAAGTCCACTTGCACCTTCGCCACCATCGGTTAGGTTGTATCCATGGGGCGCTTTGGTGTTGTGCTCAGAGATTAAAATTTGCTCAAGTTGACGCGCAAACTCAAGGTTGTACGCCGTAGCAATGTGAGTAAAAACAAACGCATCAACGCCATACTTTTTGATGGACGCATGAAGGTAAGGGGAGCTGCCATTCATGTTTTTGTGCTGATGCCATCGAGCGTGCAAACTCTTGGTGATGCCAACGTACTGCTTGGCATTCACGGTGTTGGTGACAATGTAAATTTCGTATTTCATGAATCCACCGCAATGGCTTGACGGTCCGCAACCCTCAGTCGATCCTCGGCAACCAAAAGATCCATGGCCTGCGAGTACAAGGCTTGCCACACAGGAACCCTGTCGTCATTTTTTAAAAATGTCATAGATTGCAGCAGCGTGCCGTACAAGAGGGCCTGAGGGGCGTAGACGGTGAACCAGTTGGTCTGGTTGGACGAGTCCAGAGGCTGGAGGCGCTCGTAGTACAGCACCTCAAAGACGTAGTCGTCGTTCGGAGTGGGGGCGACCATCCAGTGGGTGTAGTCGTAGTCCGTGTAAAACTTAGGGACGTCTGTCAGCGTTGGGTCAGGCCAATACTCGCGCAGATACTCGTACCGGCGCAGCAAAACGGGCTGGCGCTTCCCGGCCACGGTGATGTTCATAGAGACCGTCTTGTGCCAGCGTGCTGGCTTGTCGATCACGTTGGCGTTCAAGGTCATGGTGCTGGCTTGCACCGTCAGGTTGCCCAAGAACTTGATCTGAGAAGCAATGGTCTGCTCCGCCAGCATGATGAACAGCGGGATCTTTTCAAGGGTGGCCGTGTCGGAGCGCTCCAGATAGGACTGGACGTTCTCGACCAGCGAGTCGTAAGTCATCACACTTGCAGTGGTCATTCCAGATGCCTTTCTTTTACGGCTTGAATTTTAAGTCTCAGCCGTGAATTTGTCACTTTTGAGCAAGTTTTCCGCTATTTTCGCACTTAACCTGCAGAAAAGGAGCGCACAGCACTGGCGTAGCGCTTCTTGCGGTCATCAATCCCGATCAGGCCACCGTTGATTCGTCTCGTCAGGCCCTCAATGTCTTCAGCGTCAGCAAAGACGTTGCATTTGTTGGCAGACCAGAACCAAGCAGCCGACCGGGCGGCATAGATGGGCTCCAGAAGCAGATCCGGGTTGTCCACCAAGTCCACGCCAAGCCCCTTGCTGCAGTTGCTGTGATTCGTTTTGCCGGTGAGCTGCTTTAGACCTCTTCCCCGGTACTTCCACCCCTCGCCGGACTCCGTGGGGCCGTTGCCCATCCGGCCTGAATAGACCACGTTGGCAATCATCTCCGGCTTGCGGTGCAGGGCTAGGGCAAACTTGTTGGGGATGTTCTTGCCGTTTGCGTCCTTCTTCGGCTTTGTCTTGCCGGGACGCTTGGGGTCCGGCTCCTGCACAGCGAAGCGTGTGGGCCAGATCCCGGCCATGCCGTCAGCGCTGTAGTTCAAGTTCTCCTGCAGGCGCTCAAACCCCCCGGACTCGTGGGCGCACTGGGACAGGAAGCCTGCAATCCGCTGCGGGGTGTCAATGTTGAACTCCTGACAAGCAGCCGCTATGGCATCAACCCACTTCTGGGCTGTGGCCTGCTTTACCCCAGCGGCAACGATGTGCTCGACCTTGGGGATCATTTCTTGTCCTTGTTCCGGCTACCCAGAGAAGAGCCGAGCAGGAACTGGAACATGGAAGCCACCATCGTTCCGAGGACAAATCCGAGGATGGTGTCAGCAAAACGGATGTTGGATTCGGGGATCTCGCCAAAGGTGATGAAGCCGATGTAGGTGGCCGACAGCACAGACCAGAACGACACGAAGTAGTAAACAAAGCGGCGCACCAGCGGATCATCCGAGTCCATCGCCTTGAGCTGCATGTCCCGTGCGCCCTGCATGTTCTTCAGGTCGATCTCGGCCATGAACTCTTCGTGCTTGGCCGCTTCAGCGCCCCACTTGGCGTAGTCCTCTTTGGTGGCCTCACCCTCGGGCTTGAGCTGAATGCCCATCTTGTCTTGGACGTAATCCAAGCCCTTGTCGATGACGGCATCAGCCACCTTGTGCATGTTGTTCTGGATCAGTCCAGAGACGATGGAAGCGATGACTGGCAGCATCAGTTACCCCTTTTGGTCAGCATGGCGCTGGCAATCTCCAGCATAAATTTGGTCTGCTGCAAATCTTCAGGGGGTTGCGCCCACCCGACCGTGATCTGACCCACAAACCTCGGACTGTCTGGCGGAACACTCACCCGGCAGGTAAAAGTCACGCCCTTCTCGATGTACCACAAACCCACTTCGGACTGTGCGTAGCGGTACTCGCCGCAAGGAATCTCGTTGGTCATCAACTTGACCACATCTGCATTGTTGGATGCGTTCTGTGTAAACAAGCCCACGTCGATGTCTTCAATTGACTTGTCCCTGCCGTCTTTTGTGTACGCCTTGTACAGCACCCGCGAGTTAAACAAGGGGTTGACTTTGAAGATTGCCACAACAGAAGCGCCGGTCTTCTTGAACAACATGGCGCTGGCGTCGTCCGTCCGTGAAGTGTTGATCTCTGGCAGCTTCTTGGACTCTTTGTAGGCGTCCATCATGAAGGCTTGGTTCTGCCACAGGAAGTACCCAGCAAAGGCCGCGACGCCCATGATGAGGATGGCGAACAGCTTGAACGGCGAGTCCACATACCCGAGCACCTTGTCGAGCGTGGAGTTGGGGTTAAGTTTTTCGTCGCTCATCTTAAGTGCTTCATGTAAATGATGAGGCCTCCAATCATCAGCGCAGCCAAGACCAAGGAAGCCATACCAATGGCAATGTACTCTGCAATCTGCTCAAGCCTCTCCCTGCGCCTGATGGCCTCGCGCATGGCGGCATCCTTGGCCTCCCTGCGCCTTTTGGCTGCGGCAGCTTGAAACTTGAGCCAGTCATTCCACATGCCCGGACGGCCAGCGTAGACCATGCGCTCACGAAGTTCGTCTTCTTGCTGCCGGAGCTGCTCCAGCGCCATGAACTCTTCAAGGTCAGAACCCCCGCCCTTTTTGTTGGAAGACTCCTGAATCTTCGCCTTGTTGTCAAAGTAGTCAAAGACCCGTGAGCCAAGCTGGTGCAGCTCCTTGCCGTTCGCCAGTGCGCCTTTGATTACCGCGAAGGCCGCATTCGCTGCTGCAATCTCTGCCAACATACCTATCACCTAAACAACGGGATGACAACGTAGGCGCACCAGATGACGAGCCCGACTAAAAGGACCGCAGCGACGAAGCTAACGGCCCAGTCTTTCACAGCCCAAAGAGCTTCTTGACCATCTCAGCCGCAACACCGGGGCCAAGCAAGACGGCGGCGATCACCGCATAGAGCAGGTACTCGATCTTGGTCATGCGCTTCTCACCAAGGTCGAGAGAGTCATTGATCTTCTCGTACCTCTGGGCGCAAACAGCTTCGTGGACAGACATGCGGGTCTCCATTGATTCCTCTGACATATTGCCCTCGTCAAAACAACATAAAGAAATTGCTGGGAATTACGTTGGGGCTGTACGCAATGTCCTTGACGTAGAAGTAGTCTGGTGACGTACCTGTGAAGGTCAGACCACTGTTGTTGCCGCCGTCTACAGAGTTTGTGCCGATTGCCCCTGAGTTGCCTTTGAGTGTAGCCCTTTGACCGGGAATGCTGGTGTACCAACGAACCACGCTACCAGATGCTCCTGAGTATGTGAAGTTGGTGACGTTCTGTGTTGTGCCGCTAGTAAAGATCAAGTACGTTCTTGCGGAGTTTGTCAGTGTACCGAAGGTGTTGCTGCCAGTAATGGTCAATGGGCTAGTTGTACCGCCTGTAGAGGACACTGTGCCAAATGTTTGACCACTACCAGAAAATGTTTTTGTGCCAGTTGCCGACATATTGATGGTT